ATGAAGGTTTACCCGATCGCTCACAACCAACGGAAATGCAAGTGTGCTGACTGCAAGCGTACCCTGGAAGCCGGCGAAGGAATTCAGCATCGATATCCGATGTTTCATGGTAACGGCCAATTCTTCTACGTTTGCACAACTTGCGATGTGACCAAGGAAGCGACCGAAAAGAAAATCGTTGATGAGTTGAGGGCGAGGTCAGATGGCAGCGAACACTAACCTGATTCCTACAAACGTAATGGATGAATTCAAGAAGCGGATGCAGGAAAGCCGCGGATATGGCGCCAAGCGGGCTGATGCACGGAGATTTGTTTTCACCACTTTGGTGGCAAGGTTTGGAAACCATTGGTGGCACATGAATAACGAGAAATTATTAAGTGAAATGCAAGTGGTCGAGGATTCATTGCGCAGCAAACCTGTGCTGGATCCAATTGGAGATCGACCGGTTTCGCCTACAAACGGCACGCGATAATCCTGCGGCCGGCTTCACCGGTGGGGATGGTCCTGATGCTCATATTCTCCTACAGGACCGACACAATAACCCCGGTGCGGCTGGATGGTAAGTCGGATGAGACCTGCGTTTTACAGAACGCACCGACCTTTAACAACAGAGACCAAAAGTTTTGCCACCTGCAGCTGTTACAGCAACTGCAGGCCTCTGGACGGTGATTGACCGGTTTTTGCTCACTCGGAGACCCCGACGAGTGCAGCACCTCGGCGGTGTGATCATTCCCTTCGACAAGGAACCGTCCGCCTGTAACACCTGGGCTGCGATGTCCGACCTGCCCCCCTCAGGCCGATGGATCATCACCGTTCGAACCGGTGAAGCCCACCTTATTTCTTTGCCACAGAACCATTGGGAGAACCCGGCGCAAGCGTGGCACAAGTATGCCGGCGGGAGTGCTGACCTGTTAACGCGGTAAAGAAAGCCTAATACCAGTAGAGCACGGCTTGACAGCCTGGAGAGACAGGCAACCTGGCCGGCCGATGGCTGAGAGGTCATATTCTCATCTGGAACAAGGCATACCCTCAATGCAGATCGTCTTTCGAAAGGAAACCGGCCACCTAACCCGGAGCAGGATGCCCCCCTCATTCTGCTCCGGGAGAAATGAAATCTTCAGGTACTTGGTCGGTGCTTGTTTGATCAGAGAGTATGAAGTGTGAGATTCATACGCTCGCAAGACGCGAAGACGCGTTAGGTTTCTCCTTCGACAGGCTGGAAAGACAGCCCCGCGACACATGCGTGAATGAAATAGTTGTGTGACAGCCCGGAGAGGACGGGCAAAGGAGACTTCTTATGTATCAAAAACACATGATCATTGGCCGGCTCGGAAAGGACCCAGACCTTCGCTACACCCCCAACGGTCAGCCGGTGTGCGGCTTTCCGATAGCTGCAGAACGATTGTATTCAGACAGCAAGAAGCAACAGGTCAAGGAAGTGACCTGGTACAGCATCAAGGTCTGGGGTGCTTTGGCGGAATCATGCGAGAAGAACCTCACCAAAGGAAAAATGGTGATGATCGAAGGCCGCCTCAATGTGGATCCTAAAACGGGTGGGCCGATCATCTGGTTCGATGAAGGCAACAAACCCCATGCCAACTTTGAGATCACGGCCAGTATCGTTAAATTTCTCACACCCACAAATACACTCGGAGCTGAGCCAGTATATGTAGCGGTCCCGGACTCAGAATACGGTGGACCAAATGAAAACTGATCCAATAATCTCACCTTTGTCAGAAAAATGGGCACTCGTTGAATTGGTGGAATATCAGCAATTTGCCGGCAAGGTTTCAGATCAATCCATTGAAGGAAAGCAATACGTGCGGGTGGAGGTTCCTGAGACAAAAACCCACAAACCATTTGATTGCAAGTTCGGTATTGAATCCATCCACCACATTACATACATCACAAAAGAACAGTCTGAAGCCATCATCCGTCAAAGGGAGATGGGGCGCTTCGCGCTCAACTTCAGCCAATTGGTGGAATTAGAAGTTATCCCTTCGGTTTGATGTAAGAAAGGAATTCGTGATGGATGAACAAGTTTTAGATATCGATGTGACGCTGATCAAGCCAAACCCGGACCAACCTCGCAAGGAATTCGACCAGGCAGAGCTAAGAAGCCTGGCTGAATCCATCAAAGAGTATGGATTGAAAAACCCGATCACGGTGGTTATATCTGGCAACGGTTACCTAGAATTCACATTGATCGATGGAGAACGACGGCTGCGGGCGACGAAAATTGCTGGTCTGGCTTACATCAAAGCCTTTGTCAGAAATGATGTTGTTCATGAAAAAACCACACTGGTTGATGCAATCATCGCCAATACCCAGCGCAGTGACCTCAACCCGGTTGAAGAGGCAGAATCATTCAGGCGCCTTGCACGTGAAGTTGGTTTTTCACAAGCCAAAATAGCCAAGCTGATGGGTAAGTCTCAATCGTATGTCAGTTTTAGGATGCGCTTGCTCGAACTTGAACCGGAGATCCAGCAGTTCTTTGCCAAGAAGAATATCTCGATGGATGTGATCATCATCAATGGGTTATTAAACCTGCTCCCTGAAAAAAGGCTATCAATTGCCAGAAAATTCGCGCAGCACGATTATACAGTGGCCGGCATGCGCCGCGCACTGACCCGGATGTCGCAGAATCAAGATGAAGACAACCCCGATGCTTTCAAACACCTGAAATATTCACCTGCCGCGGCCGCATCAGGAACGCACGGCGACCCACAGATCATGAAACAGGCCGGCAAGGAAGGAAACCTACCAGCCTGGTCTTTGATTGAAAAAGCTGCTGAAGAGACCTGCCAGGTCTGCCCGTTATTTGATGATGCCAGCCCCAAAATGTGCAGTGATTGTGCTGCCGTGGTGCTGATCAAGAGACTCGCCAGGCTTGCAAAGGCCTGATTGAAAACCAATGAATTCAGGTAGAGTGCTTCGCGCCCTCCCTGAATTCGCAAAAAACGCTCAGGAGACCTTAAATGAATGAAACACAACACATCGGATTAGAGCTTATCGATCCAAACCCATGGCAAACCAGACAGAATGAAGACCCGGCGCACGTTGATGAGATTGCGCATTCGATCAAAGCAATGGGAATGATGCAAACTCCAACAGCGAGACAAGTAGGAGACCGGTACCAGCTCGTTTTTGGTCATACCCGACTGGCAGCTTATAAGCTACTTGAAACACTCGGGCAGGATGGGTATTCTTACTTCCCCCTTGTAATTCACGATCTTGATGATGAACAAATGGCCGTTGCTGCATACGAAGAGAATGAAAAACGGCGTGACTTGAACCCGGTGGAAAAAGCCAAAGCGGTTCAAAAGATGTTGGCAGATTTCTCTTGGACTCAGGAACAGTTGGCTGAAAAGCTTCATATCGACCGCAGCGGGATATCCAATATGTTGAGGATGCTGCGGCTGCCTGCTGACTTGCTGAATTCGATTGCAACCGGGATCGTTCCGGTCAGATCTGCGATGTCCTTGCTTCCGGTATACGAACTATCAGGTGCGGACCAGGTTCGCCTGAATGATCAATTTGGCGACACTGTCACAGAATTTATGAGTGTGGCCACACATGGTGAGATCAACAGCGATTCGATCAGGAAGGTTGTTGATGGGTGGATGAACTTCCTGCACCCCCAACCAGAACAACTTCTACTGGTGGATGAACCTGTGGTCATCGAAAACGATACGATCACTGCCCCCGAGGAACCAGGCTTTGTTGCAACACCAGGACAATTTATGCCCCCACCACCATCAGGGCTGCATGCCACACAAGCCCACATTGATGAATGGTTGAACAATCCAAATAACGAAGGTGAAGACAATGGGTCTGAAAGCGGTTTTAGAGAACCTGAAATTGAAACGAGTGAAACCGGAGAAGGTACTGACCTGGAGAGTCAAAATCAGGTTGTTGAAGAACAAGCCACATCATTGCAGACTCAACCTCAACCGACTGAGGACCATCCAGTGGAAAAGCCGGCACCTGCAGAACTGAAGAAAGACCCCGAAGATCCGAATGCAATCTATTTGTCGGTTGCCTGGAAGACCAATGGCGTGACTGTTTCACTGCTCAAGCCTGGTTGGCCAGCACCAAAGTTCAGATTTCGGAATATGTTGAAAGTTGAAATGCTGCCGGAAGTCATCAGAGAAATGGAACATAGCTGAAATGCAGTTAAATCGGTTAACCCTGGAAGAGAAACGGGAAGCACTCAATAAAGCCCTGGCCGGGTTGTCTGATGAAGACAAGATGCGTATAGATGTTATGGCAATTTACATGGTCGCGATCTTGAAAGACAGGCATCCAGGAGTGTCGTTCACGAAGGAAAGCGCGCTTGAGGTGATCGCGATGCTTGGCATTTTCTTCAACAAAAGGAGGATTTATTAATGTCAGTTTCAAGTAACCCACCTTATGTAAATGAAGAACCGAATTTTTGCATGGTTTGTGGAAGTGTAATGTTATCGAGGACTGAAATCGTAATCTATGATATGAAAACTGGTGATCCGCGAACTGAGGATGTCTATTACTGTGGCATATGGAAGGACCATGGCGAAAGCAGGCTGTATCCCAAGGCTGACCCAGAAGAGGAATCAGCAAATCCAATCATGGATTCTATTAAAGATTTCTTTGCNNAGATAATGGACATAATAAAAATTGAAGGTCAAGAGATCGAAATGCCGGCAGAGATTGCTCGTGATGACAAAACGCTGAAGGACGCACTCACACCTTTCTTTCCTGGAGCTGCGAATGCCAAGTTCATGCGGTCCGAGGAAAAAGACGGCGTGATCACGGTGACAGTGGTCAAACAGGCGGGCACCAAGGGAACAGAAGCCGTAGTATTGGCATTTGATGAATACCCTTTTGATAACGATGCAGAATTGACCAAAGCAATTTTGAATTTAACAACTCAGTCAACGCAAGAAGACCAGGTGCTTCGAAAGCTGATCGAGGCGCCCCAGGGAATCAACCCGGTGGTTTCGCTGCACCGGTCACTTGAAGGAAAAACGCTTAACCAGATGACGGTCAATCAACTGATGGAGCTGGATGATCAGATCGATGAAGTCATTTTGGACGGCCAAAAGGAACACTCAGCAATTGAATCAAGCCTGGGGTTGTTAATGAAGATCGATCCGGTGCCGGCAAGAATAGTGATGGTGGGTTTCTAGTGACGGACGCCGAAGTTTTTGCTGATTTCGAACTGAGCTTTGAATCCAAGGTGCGCATGCTGAAAAGCCTGAAGCCCTTGGATTTCAATGAGGTTTTGGACCGGATCAATTCGATCCACAGCAAGATCAACGTCGTTATTACTGCAAAACAAATCCGATTGAATAAAAACCCTGAATTGAAGACCCTGGCCTGCGCTTTTTCAGATGAAGAATATTGTAAAAAAGTTGTTGAGATTCTTGCAGAAGAATTACCCGTCATGGACCCGGAAGAATACCTTGATGAAGACAGCTATTACCTGTTTGCTGATACCGTTGGGATGAACGGCTGGCGGGAAGAGGAACTGCAGGAATTGTTTTTGGAACCTGAAAACTATGGACAAGATTACAGCTTTACGGCTTTTCTGGAGTTGATCAATTACGGTATTGATGAAGAAGAGGCATGGGATCACTGCACCAAATTTTTCAACTGGCCAATCACTTCACATTATAAGGTCAGATATAACGTTGAAATGGATCACAAGTTTATCAAAAAGTGCCTACGAAAACACGGCGCGCCAGCTGAAGTATATACGATGGTGATGCTGACCTTGTTCCCTCCCGCTAATGATCTTCTCTGCATCACGGCTGATGATTGGGAGTGCGATCCGACTTGCCAAGAAATCGAGATTACCACAGAAAACATCCGGCGGCTGCGCAAGGATTGGAAACAGGCAGAGAAGCTCGTTGAACAGCTCGGGCCGGCTAGAGACTGGGTGGCTGATAACCCCTGGTTTATTCCCATCCTTGGGGAGTGCCTTGAAAACAGCCAGAACAGAGAAAAGGAAAGGGTGAGGGTGCGGGTATGAACGATCTGTTCTCTAATTCGCATATCAGTGCAGCGGTTTACTTCACCGATCAGGGGCACTACATTTTTAAGTACAAAAGCCATGATCAATTGTTCACCAAGAATCTGCGTGCGCAGGAAGTATCTACCGCTTTCACACTTGAGACGATGGACAGCGGATGGATCACCGCAGGTATTCAACGGACTGGATTCAATTCTCAAGGCGATTGGTTTGTTTATTACAAGCCGGCTTGCAGAGTGGAATTGCAGCTTGATGAATCTGGTACGAGATGGGGTGTTCCGATCCCCTCCACTGTATTGATCGGAGTCAAGAAGACCATTTATCTTTTCGCCATGGCAGGCACTTCCTTCGACCCTAAAGGCAAAGTTTACACGGCTCCATTCCCTAATATCCATTCAAACGGCAGGGTGTGTTGGGGAAAGAATCAGGCGCCGCAGGTTGACCCAAAAAAAGCAAAAGAGGCATGGTTCCTTTTCTTCAAAACTCCATTTAATGGAGATCTGGCTGCTGATAAGTGTAAGAAATTCCCCAAGGATGTGCGTGATTATCTGAAGTTCCTAGCTGGCAAACAAACCTATCCCACCAGCACGATGAAGGTTTGTTATGCCACCCTGGACGATCTGGTAGAAAAATTGGTGAAGAGGCAATGATGACTGAATTGGTGAACTACCAAATTGCTGGCAAGCAACTCGCTGAACGGGGACGCCTTTATGATTATGTGTTTGCCGGAAACGGCACTTTTATTCATGCCAAAAATGAGATTTTCGAAGTGACGATGCCATTGTCGATTATTCGTGAACAAGAAAAGATGATCCGCGGGCTGATGATGATTCAACCGGTGATCAAACTTCCTAAGCGGGTGCCGGCAGAATTATTGAGATATATGATCGGCGTTTCGTATCGGAAAATTCCGAATGAAATCCTATTCTATTTCAGATGGATCAACGGGGAATGGGAGATGGATATTCCACCCCAAAGGTCAGGGCACGCCGTTGTTCTTCCTCTCGAGGATGGCGATTATGCGCCTATTGAGGTTCATTCACACAATACGATGCCGGCGTTCTTCTCAAAGACTGATAACAGGGATGAAAATGGCCTGCGGATTTACGGCGTGCTGGGCAGGCTGGACCGTGATGTGATCGATTTCAAGTTGCGTATATCCATTTATGGTCATTATTCAGTTCTTCCATATCAATTAGTCTTTGAACCATTGCCAGAGGTCATAAATGGATGAATTAAATCTGGATTATGTGCATGCGTTGATCCTGCTGCTGCCTACTGAAAATAACGTCAAATTGTTCCTGGTCGGATGCGGCGGAACAGGAAGCTGGCTGGCACCTGCGGTGGCGCGGGTAGGTAAGCTTCTCATTGAAAAATTCAGCAAGACGGTTGAGATCACCTTTTATGATCCGGATTGTGTTGAAGAGAAGAATATTTACCGGCAAAATTTCTGTGCTGCCGAGATCGGCATGAACAAGGCTGAAGCTCTGGCTGATCGGTATGGCCAGGCCTGGGGAATTGAGATTGGCGCGATGGGGCGAAAATTTGAAAAAGGTTATGGCAGCCCTTCTGTGATTATTGGGTGCGTTGATAACACGTCCGGGAGAAAAACCATCAGCGAATACGTGAGCGGGTGCTGCTGGTTGGATTGCGGAAACACAAAGAATTACGGCCAGATTTTACTAGGTGTGGGGCGAGGGACTGAAAAAGCGTTTGCCATCCCCGGCTATTGCGGCGCCCTGCCTTACCCGCATGTGCAGCATCCGGAACTCATTCAAAAACCACAATTCAACGAAAAACCAAAAGCCAAAGGTGAAGAGCTCTCTTGTGCTGATATGGCTTTGCAAGACAGCCAGGGGCTAGCGATCAATCAGCGCATGGCAGCTGAAGCAGCAGACTACCTGGTGCGCATGCTGATCACCCGAGACCTGAAGAAATTCGCCACCTATATTGACCTGGAGAGCGGCACCACCAGGTCTAAATACATCACAGAGAAGGCGGTAAAGGAATATGGAAAAGGTTAAATTTACCAGTGGAACGGTACGTGAATTGAGGGGAGCACCCTTGAGTTGCCTGATCCTCATGGCCATGGCTGGCCAGGCCGTCAGTGCTCAATATCTTGAAAGAAGCTCCGGCTATTCTGACAAGATCGTTGGCGCCGCCCTGCTTTACCTCCAGGACCAGGGCTACATTACCCGTAACGAGCGGTATGCATGGCGTATAGCCATAAACGTCTCTCAACTACCTTTAATGACATTACCTGATGAAAACGAACCTGATATTGTGCATGATTCGGTGGATTTTGACCAACAGGAGCCTAACAGTGAAATAACCGACACGACCCGGAATAATTCCGAGTCGGAGAAATTCCGGGTCCCTACTAGTAGTAGATCTATAGATATAAGTACTAAAGAATTAATAGATTTACCACTACTAGATCTGGCGGACCCGGAAAATCTCCGGGTCGCTGAAAATTTAGCTGCCTGTGACCGGTTTGGAATTGGCGAACCGAAGCGCAGCGCGATCAGCAAGTTGAAGCGCGTCAATTCCAGGATGATTTATTTTCACTGCAGCGATGTTTTAACTGCTGGTTTGCGAATTGGTGCAGCCATCAAGCGGCTTGAAAGTGGAAAGTGGCCAGTACCTGCAGATTGGATTGCTCCTTCGGAAAGGGTAGATTATTCGGACATTACCAATCCTATTAATGTTCGCGCGCAAACATTAAGCGCTGATGATCTGGATCTCTGGCAGGCGACGCTTGAATCTGTACGTTCAGAATTCAAGAAAGTGGATTTTGAGACTTGGTTGAAGTCGGCAAAATTGTGCGCGGTGGATGGTGACGGCTGGACCATTCACACAGGGAATAGTTACGCAGCCGAATGGATCAAAGAGCATGCGCTTGAGGCGCTGCAGTCCGCGGCCGGGGTGGTCATCAAAGTTGAGTGGTGAAAGGAGAGATCATGAGATTTGCAGAAAATGCTAATTATTTTGAAACAACCGTTCATCCAGCAAACAGCATGGGAGAAATTCAAGCCATGCTCGATGATTTTGGGGCAACATCCATCAATACAATGACAGGCACAGAAGGAGAAAAATCCTATTGGATGATCCGATTCAAATGGATGAATCAATATTATCGATTCACTTTTCAGCCACTCCAATGTGAAAATCCTGAAAAAGAGATTACTCGAGGTGGTAAAAGGCGGACCTGTCTTGAACAATCCAAATACCAAATGGGAAGAATCGCTGTGTATGCTGTAAAAGCTATCTTGACTGCAGCAGAAGCGATGCCAGGGTCCTTGTTTGGATTTGCAGAACTCGCTGCAGTTAATCAGGATGGACTTCCAATCGTTATGTCAGAAATCAGCATATCTGGATTAAACAAGATGTTACCAGATCAATCAGTTAAAGCATTGACGGCAGGTTGATAATGTCTATGATTGAAGAATCCCTTTATTGCTCCCATAAATGCAAAAATGTAGTTGCCCAACCATTGATGGTTGGTGGAAAAGAGCTGCTGCAGATCGGTGGTTTATTGGTTTCGAAGGTTGACGGCGTGTGTGTGAAATGCGGGCATGAGTTCCATTGGGCTGTTAATGAGCAGTTGTTGAAATCCATTGTTGAAAGGATAAAAAAATCTCAAAATAATCCAGAAAACTAATAAAAATAGTTGATTAAAAATCGGATTGTGTGCTAATATAAAAATATCAATTGAATAGGTTAGTTGGGGTTACGTGACCGCCCGACGCAATGGCTAAACAGCCGTGCGTCGGGCTTTTTGTTTTAACCCCCAAGTCAAAAAAAGGAGCAAAAATATGGATTCAAAATCAGTTCTTGAGAAAGTCGGTAAAGTCTTCAAATGGCTGGGTATTGGCTTGGTGATCTTGCTCATTGAAGCCATGGTGCTGATGGCAATTGACTACATCTTGCCTGAAGGCTGGAAGCTGGATGCACAGATCTTTGTGGTCCTGGCATCCGTTGTTCTTTCAGTCACATGGACCTTCTTGCCCACATTACGCGTGTCATTCGCTGCCCTGGAAGATAGTGTAAAAGCCATCGTCAACCTAATACTTATGATCTTGTTTGCAGGGTTGATGTTCCTCTTTACCTGTACAAATTGGAGTCCGATCCCCGGCGTTGTATGCACGGTCCAAGGTGCGAAAGCCTTGGCCGTTTTAGTATTCTTGGCAATTGCAGGGAATCAGATTACATACGTGCTCAGCGTCCCCCCTGCTGACGTAAAGGCTGCCAAAGCATCCAGGGCATCAGGGTAATTCTGATGTGGACCTACATCATCCCTGGAGTAATTGGGTTGGTAGGTGTCATTGCTGGCGCCCTCATTTCTAACGCCTTCCAACGTGGCCTCAATGAGGCTGAGACTAATGAGAAGATCAGGCAGACATGTGTCGGCCTGATCGAACCATTACAAAACCAGATCAATGAACTCAAGATAGAACTTCAAGACTGGAAGAATTGTGCTGATGCACGTGCTGCGCAATTGAGAAGGCGCGACATCACACCAGTTGCATTCAAGAGTTCAAAGAAGTCTGATGCCCACTTCACCTAAGAAACCATGTGCTTATCACGGCTGCCCTGAGTTAGTAACCAAGGGCTACTGTGATAAGCACAAGAACACAGCAAGACAAACCAATGATCAACATAAAGACTGGCAGAAACTATATGACACGCGACTTTGGAAACACATACGAATCAGGCAACTCACCAAAGAACCTTGGTGCGCTGAATGTTTGCGCGCGAACATTTATATACCAGCCACTGATGTTGATCATATCAATCCTCATCGCGGTGATCCTAAACTTTTCTTCAAAGGTCCTTTCCAATCTCTCTGTCATTCGTGCCACTCAAGAAAAACAATGCAAGAGGTACAGGGGAGGGGTGGCAAAAATGTTTGAGAGTGGGAGACAACAAGCGCGGTGGGCTAGCATCACGAAAAAAACTCCCAATGTGAAAATTCTGGCAACCCCCCGTGGCCGGAGGCTTGAATATGCCGGCGACTAAACCTGTGGATCTCCATAAACGACATAATACCAAGGCTGAAATTGCTGAGCGCAAGGAAGCTGAGGCCGCCTTACATGCCGAACGTGGACTGTCCTTGTTGCCACCCAAGTCTATTAAAAATGACAAAGTAGCAGCTGCCACTTGGCGCCGGTTGATCAGAGAATATAGCCGGTTGGAAGCTGAACTAATCTCCAGGCTGGATTTTGACCTATTGATCGATTACTGCAATGTCATGTCTCAGATCGATGAGCTTGATCATATGCGAAACAACTCGTATGAGATTTGGTATTTCCTGAATGAACAACGCCAGAAGTTTATAAAGGACAAACAGTTCATTGAAGCTCTTGGCCTAATTAAAGACATTCAAAAATCATACGACGTGATCATAAAAATTGATGCCAGGCTTGATGCCAAAAGAAAGCTAGCGTTCAGCATTCGGCAAAGCATGTTTATGACTCCTCGAAGCCGATCTGGTGTGAAGCCACAACAAGATCCTGAGAAGGCTGCTCCAATCGATCCTTTAGAAGTAAAGCTAAACGAGCGATTCAAAAAGGTCGCCGCAAAAGTAGAAGTCGATGGTGGTTCGGGTGACAAATCATGAAGAGATTGATCAACATCCTAATCGTTACTTTTATTCTCGCCTCCATGATTGGAGTAGTTGCTATGTATGACCAGGAGAAGGCAGCCTGGGCGGTAGAGTTCTTTTCCAGTTTGAAACATACCAAGGGTAAGTATTACGGAAAACCATTCATCCTTCTTCCTTGGGAAGAGAAGATAGTCCGGGACGTCTACGGAACAGTCAAGGAAGATGGAACCAGACAATACAAAACAATCTATGTAGAAATTCCAAAGAAGAACGGAAAGTCAGAATTAGGTGCTGCGGCTGCAGTCTACTCACTATATGGTGACAATGAAATGGGTGGTGAAGTCTACAGCTGCGCAGGGAATCGAGAACAAGCTGGGATTGTTTTTGATGTTGCAAAAGAAATGGTAATGCAGTCACCAGCGCTGCTCAAACGGTCCAGAATAACCGGATCAGATACTGGCTCAACAAAAGCCATCTATGACCTAAAAACTAAATCAAAATATAGAGTTCTTTCTGCAGAAGCTTATTCAAAGCATGGTTATAACCTCAGTGGTTGTGTTTTTGACGAGCTGCATGCTCAACCAAATCGAAAACTCTGGGATGTCATGACTAACTTTAGTGGTGTTGGCCGTGAACAGCCTTTATGGTGGGTTCTTACAACCGCTGGAGACGATCCGGACCGTGAATCAATCGGTTGGGAAGTTCATGAATATGCAATGAAAATTCTCGCCGGTGAAATTGAAGATCCAACTTGGTATGTGGTCATTTTTAGTTACGATGGCGACGATATTTATAACGAAGAAAATTGGATTCAAGCCAACCCGGGTCTTGGCCATAACCTCAAGATTGAGGACATGCGGGAAGATTCAGCCCGGGCGAAATATAACCTGGCCAACGAACGTAATTTCAGATGGCTTCGGTTAAACCAGTGGCCAACTACCAAACTTTCACCATGGCTGCCGCTCGATCTGTGGGATAAGACTGTCGGCAAATGGACTCTCGATGAACAAAACGGAAAAATCTGTTTTGTTGGATTAGACCTTTCAAGTACTACTGACTTGACTGCACTTTGCGCCCTCTTCCCTCCCCAAGGGACGCAACTGGATTGGCGTGCAATATGGAAAGCCTTCATTCCTAAAGATAATATGAAGGAGAGAATTGAGAAGGACCATGTTGACTACGATAAGTTTGAAAATAAGGGGTGGATTATTTCGACTGATGGTAATGTCGTCGATTACTGGGCGGTGAAAGCCCAAATCATGAATTGGGTAAATTCCTTCAAAGTACAAGAAATATGTATGGACCGATCATTTGCAGCGATGCTAATTCAGGAATTAGAAAAAGCTGATTTGCAATGTATTGATGTTCCTCAGACCTTTGCTGTACTAACTAGTCCGATGAATACGATTGACACGCTCATGAACAAAGGCAAATTCAGTCATGAAAACAATTTGACTGCTCGATGGTGCTTTGGAAACACCTCAATTGCAAAAAATGGTAATGAACAGATCAAATATGTGAAAGAGCACAGGGGAAAATCTGTTGTGCGAACCAAACGCATTGACCTTACGGCTGCCATGGTGATAGCCATGGCTAGAGCTCAGTTCTTCACATTTCCGGTGGATATTAATATTCAAATTCTTGATGACGAATGGGGAATGTGATGAATAAACTCCAGCGCTTCATTCTCAACATGGTGGTCCCTGATTGGACGACTCCTGAATTGGTCGGTGGTGGTAGTTCTGCCATGACGTTATCAGGCCAACGAGTGACCGAAGCTGGTGCGATGCGCATCTCCACATATTACCGGTGCCTAAACCTGATCACAGATGATCTGAGCATGGTTCCTTTTCAGTCGTTTCACAAACAATCTGCAGAAGATATTCAGAGAATCATTCCTGACCCGCTCAGTTGGAACATGCCATATTCGGTCGAAATCAGGCCGAACCCTTATCAAGTTCCAATTCAGCTTCGAAAACAGTTTTGGAAAAGTGTGATTGTTCATGGCAATGGATATCAATGGAATCCAGCAGGGACAAGATATCTCTATAATTTGCTGCCATTTTGTACTGAGGCAGTAATGCGCGATGACGGATCTGTTTGGTATGTCACTGCGTTGAGTGGCGGAAAAGTTAAAGAAATCCCTGCGATTGAAGTGAAGAATGTTTTGATCAATCCGAAGACCGTCTTTAAGGGGAGTGGAGTTTTAGAACATGCACGGGAAACACTAGGAACCCGCCAAGCGGGAAATACGACCAAGGCATCCATGTTTAAAAGAGGTTTGATGCCTTCAGCAATTGCCGAATTTGAAGGGGATATGAACAAAGAATCTCGTCAAAAAGTACGCGATTCTTATTGGGAAGCTGTAAGTGGAGCGGATGCGGCTGGTGGAGTGGTCGTTTTAGATGGCAAAGTCAGAAAGTTTACACTCGCAGAAATCAAACCTGCTGATGCCCAATTCCTTGAATCAGTAGAAGCCACTGACAATGATATTGCTAATTTCTTTGCAATGCCCTCATACAAGCTAAATATGGGGAAACAGTCATACCAATCGAATGATCAGCAAGATGAGGATTACATGCGGAGCACTCTTGATCCGTACCTTGTGCAAGATGAACAGGCATCGAACGTCTCATGGGTTCCTCGTTTTGACCAGGGAAAGACCTATTGGAAATATAACCGTGATGCATTCTTGAGAATGAACTCTAAGGCTAGAGCTGCGTACCTAAAAGACAAAATCTTCTCGGGACAATATACACCAAACCAGGCATTAGCCGTTGATGACCTTCCAGGATATCCAGAAGGCAATGTTAGGTATGTTCCTTCAAATATGGCTGTCATCAAAGATGGGACAGTCACTGCAATTAGTAAAGATACTTCTCCTCAACAGTCCAACCAAGATGGGAGCAATAACCAATGAACAAAATACTAAATAAACGGGATCCAATTCGATGTTTCGAGGGGAATGATCAACCCCACCAGAGATTCTGGAAAATCGTCAATGCCGATCAAAGCCAGAGCGGAGAGGCTGAAATTGATTTTGATAAAGTCATTTCTGAATTTAGCTGGATGGGTGATGAGGTCACCCCACAACTATTTAAAGACGACCTCAATAATTTTGGCAAGGGTGGCCCAATCACAATCAAAGTGAATTCTCCAGGCGGCGATGTAATTGCCGCAAGTGTGATCAGGTCAATTTTGGCTGATTATCCTGGTCGAAAAACCATGAAGGTGACAGGTGTGGCCGCCAGTGCGGCAGTCGTTGTGGTGTTGGCTGGTGACCGGATTCAGATTATGGATACAGCTTACATTATGATCCATGATCCTGCTTTTGCAGTGATGTTTGCGTATCTTGATATCGAAACTTTGAAGTCATGGCTGGCTGAGCTGGAGACTTGCAAGAAGGGTATTGCAGAAACATACTCATCGAAAACCGGCATAAGCGTGGACAGGATCAATAAAATGATGGCTGACACGACTTGGTTTGCGGCCAGCGAAGCGGTCAAATTTGGATTTGCTGATGAAGTTATTTCAACTGGCCGTGATGGAAGTGGAGGAGGTGAATCAAACCAGGTTAACAATTCAATCTTGAAAAACTATATGAATGTTCCGGCTGCGCTGCTCAATCGCCAGACCAGCGAACCGGTGCAAGTAAATGCCACGCAAAAGCCATTAACACAAGATGAGCAGCGCATGCGTGACGAAGTCGAACTCAATTTATAGAAGGAGCAGAAAATGTTCGAATTACAACCTTATTTGGATGCAGTTAAGAAAGCGGAAAACGCCAGGGATGAAAAGCGCAACGAAATCAATAAGCTTTTCACCGATGGCAAAACTGAAGATGCCAAAGCCCAAGTTCCTGAATTGAACAAACTTAAGGCTGCCGTAGATTCGGCAAATGAAATCTATGTCTCGATGAGAGACAGCGCCTCAAATAATGCGGCCCATCCTGGCCAAGCACCTGCGGGTTCTGAAGTACTGCAAGTGAATGAAAACGACCTTGCAATTGGGATGTCTGCAAAGGATATTCAGAATTACAGCATTATTCGTTTGGTCAATGCCGTGGCTGAATCTCAAAAGGGCAACCCAAAAGCACTTGATCGTGCAGGCTTGGAATTGGAAGCCAGCAGTGCGATGGCTGAAAAACTCGGCCGGAACCCCCAAGGTGTTTTTGTTCCCTGGGATATTCAAATCGCGCCAATGGCGATGCGCGGTGGATCTATGCGAGCCAGGAATAACCAGAGCATTGGTGATCCTGAATCCGGTGGATATCTGAAGCAATCAACCCTCATGGTTGATTCGTTTATAGACATTTTGCGAAACAAAATGGTGACCAGACAAGCTGGCGTCACTGTGATGACCGGTTTAGTTGGAGATATTGATATCCCCAAAAAGACCAGTGGCTCAACTTACTACTGGATCGGTGAGGGGTCTTCTCCTAACAAAAGCGATATGAAGTTTGGGCAAGTGGAAGCAAAACCCAAAACCATCGGCGCATATTTGCAGCTCACCCGTCGCTTTTTGAAACAGACCTCCTTGGATGCCGAAATGATGGCGCGCGAAGATCTTGCTGCCACCATTGCCCTAGGCATTGATGAAGCCAATCTGCATGGTAAGGGTGTAAAGAATCAACCCTTCGGCATTCAATTCATTACTGGCATCGGCGGTGTGGCTGGTGGAAATGACGGTTCAGTTCCAACCTGGACAGATATTGTTGATCTGGAATCTGAAGTTTCAATCGACAATGCAGATACTGGAAGCTTGGCTTACATCACCAACACCAAGATGCGTGGCGTTTTCAAGAAAACATCTAAGGTTAGTGGCCAGAATGGCTTCATCTGGGAAGACGGCGAGATGAATGGTTATTCTGCTTTTGCCACAAACCAGGTGAAATCTAATTTATCAAAGGGCGCTTCTAACGCCATCCTCTCCGCCATTTTCTTCGGAAATTGGGCCGATCTTGTGGACTGCTTCTGGGCTGGTCTTGACCTGATCATCGATCCTTATACCAATTCAACCTCAGGTGATGTATTGATCACCGCCTTGCAAGATGTCGATACTGTTTGCCGACGTCCGGTTTCATTCTCAGCAAAATTGGACGCAAAAGCTTCCTAATAAACAGGAAGTTGTATCTAATTAATCATCCCTGCCTCAATTTTTTTGGGGCAGGAACCTTCCGAAAAATGGAGTGGATAATGAAAAGTTTATTGAAAGACACAAAAATTTCATTGCTGGCATTGAAAGCTGCAGACAATGAAACATTAACCGGTGGAATCTTGGATATGACCGGATATGATTCAGTCGCTTTCATCGCTGGAGCATTAAAAGGTGAAGCGCTGGACTTTTCGGTTAAAGCCCAACAGGGTGATGCGTCGAATTTGTCTGATGCTGCAGATCTGGCAGGAACAGCGGTTGCATTTAGTACGGCCGTCGGCAGTGATGGGCTCACGACCCTTGAAGTTCATCAACCCAGTGATCAATATGTGCGACCG